GCCGCCGTGACCGTGACGACCTGACCGACAGCCGGGACGAACGCACCGACCGGGAAGTGAGCCTCGGAACGCTGGACAGTCAGGGTTGCGCCGCCAGCCTCGGGGGTCGACTCCTGTGTGGCGCCGGACTGGATCTTGACGCGGCCCGTGTAGAGCGTCGTTGAGCTGACGACCTCGGCGCCCGTGGTCTGGTCTACTGCGCGCGCCTCGGTGTGGACGGTGCAGGTGTCGAGCATGTTGCGCTCTGCTGCTGCGCGGCCTGCCAGGACCGCCGACGACTGACTCATGACCAGTTCAGGAGCGACACGGGCGAGTAGCCCGGCGCACCAAACGGGGTGATCGTGAACGCCTGAGACGACGACGCCGGCGTGAGCAGCACCCATTCGTCCTCGGTTAGGAACAGTTCGCCGCGTCGGGCGTCGTCGTTCAGCCCGTAGGAGTAGTCGTCGATCTTCTCGTTCTGCTTGCCGTCCGGGTTCTTCACTTTGCGGACGACCGCGTTCGCCTCAACCATCGCCACCGTGGCGGCGAGCAGAGTCGAGTCGACCGCGAGGACGCGCACCTCGAGATCGGGGATGCGCGACAGAATCAGGGTCTCAACATCGAGGAGCCAGGCGTTGACCTGGGCAACCTCCTCGGCGGAAGTGATGGGGCGGCCAAGCCGCGTGCTGACGTCGATCAGATTCGCGAAAGCCATGACCGCCCCACCTCCTACTTCTTGACCGGGGGCTTGTGGCCCTCGACCTTGTAGCCGTATTCCTTGAGTGCGTCCGCGATCGTCTCGGGAACCGTCGTGACGGTCCCCGTGTCCGGGTTCACCAGGCGCTCGTACTTAACCTCAGCCATGCGTATCTCCGTCTGTCGAGTAGCGCGCGACGAATGCGCGCGCCCATGCGAGTTTGTCTGTGACGCGCTGACCGCTCGGCTGCGATGTCGACCACAACTCAAGATTCTCGATCCGGTTGTCCGTGCGGTCACCGTTGACGTGATGCACGTTCTCGTCCGGGAGCATCGCGCGCCCGAGACTGTCCTGCATCACCTTGCGGTGTTCGAGGATCTGGCCGTACTTCCCGTTGCGTCTAGCGCCGGGGTAGTCGACAGGGACACCGATGACCATGTATCCGCTCGAGTTCAGAAACGTCCGACCCTCCGCGCGCCGATGGGCGTGTCGGCAGCCAGTCGAGCAGAAGGAGAGTGCCGAAACCCTGCTTGCGGCCCGCGAAAACCGCACTCCACACTCGCCGCACACGACATCTACCCGGCCGACCGGGTGTCGTCGCGCATTGGATGCGCGAACAGCCTCGGAGTGTCGGGTAGATGCCATGTAGCAGGTGCGGTCGCAGTAGAAATACGGAGCGTCGGCCGACTTGAGCCGACTGATGATCGCCCCGCAGTGGTCGCAGGGCTTCGTAACGCGGTCCCGGCTTCGTGTCGTTGTCATATAACCAGTCTATCAGGTTATGACTACGGCACGAAGCCGATTTAACCTCAGGACAGGTTCGTGAACTTAACGAAACTGGAAGGGTCGTTGACCAGGAAGCCGTACTCAGCCTCGGCGCGCACGGCGACGAGGTTGTTCTCCCACAGCGACACGAGCGCGCCGTTGATGGTCACGGTCGCCTCAGTGCTGACGTCGAACGAGATTCCGCCGACGCTGCCCCATGCCGCCTGGGTCCAGTCCCCGCCGTAGCCGAGGATCTTCGGGGTGGCCGCGTACACGCCCTCGCCGACGAACGCCGGACGACCGAGCAGGCGACCCGAACGGATCGGGCCAGCGCCCTCGGTGAACGGGGACTCGACGAACAGCGGACGACCAGCCGTGTCCTTCGAGCCGTTCAGGATGGGCTCGAAGCGGTCATCGAACGCCCAGCCCGTGAGCCGCTTGCCGGCGTTGACGAGGGTGGCGAGACCGGCGTTCAGGTCGTCGTACACCGCCGACGTGATCGGCGCCACGCCTGTGAACTCCTGCGTGGACGAGCCCGTGTCGAGGTTCGTGGTGAACGGCGATCCGGTGCCGTGGAACGCTGCCAGGTCGAACGCGGTCGCGAACGACTCGGCCACCTGGTTCTGAATGAGGCTCATGTAGTTCGCAGGGTTGGCGCGAACGACCTCAGCGGAGACCACGGCGATGACCGCGAGCTTCTTCGGGTCCATCGTCTTGAGTGCGACGCTGCCCGAGGAGACCGGCTTGGCCGCACCCTCAGAGACCCAGCCAGCAGTGAGCTTGCCGGTGACGATCGGGATGGACTGCCCGTTGATGCCGAGTTCGACCTTCTGGGCCAGACGCTGCATCACCGAATCGCGGGCGACGCGCTCGAAGATGGGCGCGGACTGCTCCCGGTTGAGGAACCCCGCGAAATCAGTGGTCTTGGTTGCGGCGGTGATCGCCATGGTTGTTTCTCTCCGTTCGAGGGGTAGGCATCAACCAGTCAGGAGATGCCGAGCTTTCCCTTGAGCGCTTCGAGCAGCGGGTCGCCGTTGAGGGCGATCGCCTGCGCTTTCGGGCCTTGCGAGGGGTCAGGCTTGAGGGCCTTCGGTGCGTTCAGTTGAGCGATCAGGGCCAGGAGGTTGTCGGCCGAAGCGGTCAACTCCTCCTCGGTGTCCCCGCGCAGAAAGTCCACGGCGTCAGCCGGAAGCTCCTTGGTGAGCGCCACCTTCTGACGGGCGGTCTGCTTGAGGAGGTCCGCGAGGGAGGTTCGTGCCTCCGCTGCGTCCTTCTGCGCCCGCTCGAGTTCGCCAAGGTTGGCGTTCTCGATCTTCTTGAGCGCTGCGGTCGCCTTCGCGAGGGCAGCGTCAGACGCCTTGCGTGCGGCCCGTTCGGTCGCAAGCGCCGCCTTACCGCCTTCACCCAACTGCTCGGCAGGGTCGCCCTGCGTTGCCTCGGTGACGGGCTCGGTGACGCCCTCAGCGGGTGCGCCGGTCTGAACACTCATGAACGCTCCTTCGTAAGCCGCATCGCGCGGCGTAAAGACCCCGGACCCATCGCGGGAGCGGGAGAATGTGGGGCTAGAGAAGCCAGCCGTAGAGACCGAGTAGGCGTTCTTGATCGGCCTTGCTCGTGGCGATCTTGGCGATGCTCTCGGGCATCAGTCGGGGCGCCTTGAGTGCTCGCGGTCGACGGGCACCGCTCTGCGTCAAGCCCTGCGAGCGCATGTACTCGGCTTGCGACATCGACTTGTATGCGAGGCCGCGCTTCGTGACACCCTCGGTCGTGTACTTGATGGTGCGGTTGTAGACCTGCGCCGTGCTGACGCTGCCCTTGGTGCGATAGGCGTTGATGATCTGGCCTATGTCCGCATCGAAGTCGCGCACAGCTTCCGCGTTGGCCTTCGACCCCATGAGGCGCGCTTGCCCTGCCTCATCGAGCGAGTCGAAGTAGGCGCGCGGGTCAACCGTGAGATCGCCGGCCATCGACTCCGTAGAGGGAATGTGCCGGCAGTCGCAGCGGGGGTGCCGTTGGAAGCCTTGGTTGCGCTTGAAGAACTTGCCTGCGAGCGTCACGCATCGGCCGCAGGACGGCGGCTCGAGCATCCGAACCCAGCCGGTCACCGGGCGAACCTGAGATGCCAGATTCTCCGATGCGCGACCCGTATCCGAGAGCATCGTGCCGACCGCAGTCGACAGCCACGAGCCCGACTGCGCCAACGCCTGAGACGGCGACGCACCTACCCCTACGAGTTGCTTTGCGTGGATCACAGAGCCATACAGCAGGCTCTCGACGGGCATCCCGTCACCAGCCGTACCGATCAACGACGCCGCGTTGACGTTGAGCCGAGGCTTCACGGACTCGCGCTGACCGGTCTCCGCGAGCACGGCCGGGATGTACGCCTGTGCGCCTACCAGTACCCGTTCCTGCGCGGCGTCGGTGATCGTCAGCAGGTTCGGCCCGATGCGACCATAGGACGCGTCGAAGTCCTCTCCCATCCGACGCCACTGACGACCTACCGCAGCAACCGCAGCCGCGATCTCGTGGCGCTGATCGACCGCGTAGGTCTCAGCTGACGGGGGCAGGGGTTGCAGGAGCATCGGTCACAACCTCCGCAGTCGAGGCCGCAGCCTCTTCCTTCGCCAGAATCAGGCCCACATACGGGTCAGACGACTCCTCCTCGAAGTAGCGCCGCTCCCGATCCTTGCGAGGATCAGACCATCCGAGCTCGTCCCATGCGCCCTGACGGGAGATCAGCGGAACTCCGCCTGCCATCTTCTGCAAGGCATCCGCACGCTGTGCGAATGTCGGCGTGCCAGGGTCGTGCCATTCGATATGGATGCGGTTGCCCGAAACCCAATCGCCTGTCCGAAGCCGCTCGTACAGGCCCATGACCCAGCCGAGACCGGAACCGACCTCGACGTTCTTGCGCTCGATGGTCTTGACCATCTGCGCTTCCTCTGCGCGAATCGCGCCCTCAGCGGGCGGGTTCGTCGTGTTCTGCCCGAAGTACCGGGCCGGGAAGCCGGTGATCGAAGCCGCGAGCTGACCGTAGTGGTTCACGGTGTCGTGGAAGTTCTTGAGGTCCGAAGCGGTGAACTGCCCGACCTTCGCGTCCTTGTTCTGGTTCGCCCAGATCGCAGAGAAGTAGGACTGCCATGCCGGGACAGGGGCACCATCGGCGTCCACAAAATCGCCCTTGGACATGCCCAGGACCCACTTCTGTGGCACCGAGTGCGTCTCGCCGGCAATCTGTAGGTTCGTCAGCGAGCGAGCCGCCGCATCCGTGAGTGGGATGATGTCAGCCATCTCAGAGCGACCGTAGAGACCGCCCGTGCGGCGTCGGTTCAGGAACATGACCACCGGTACGCGGCCTAGGCGGTGCACGTCGCGGCTAAACTCAACCCACTTGCCCGACGTGTTGCGCTCGATCCAGAGCGTCTGGTCAGGCATGTAGAGCGTCGCGAACTGAGGGCGCGTGTCCTCCTTCGTCTGCCCGTACAGGCGCAGCACGGCGTCAAGGCGGCGTGTCCGCGAGTTGAGCAGCCCGGTCATCTCGCGAGGCGACTCAACCGTTAGCAGCGGGTGATCCTTGTCCTCAGCGTTCGTGCCTGCGCACATGAAGCCGCGACCGAAGATCAGGAGATCCTTGTTCAGGAGCGACAGGTCTGAGTCGAGGTTGTTCGCGTCCCAACCCTCACGAAGCCCAACATCGGCCTTGTCCTGACCGGGCAGGAGCAGGCTCTTGACGTCCTGGCGGTGCTCGATCGTGTCGACATTCACCCGAGGCCAGTTGACGACCGTCTCGAACCGACGCAACTCCGGGGGGACAGCGATCCCGATGTGCTCGAGACGCTGCGCACCCTCGTAGTAGCGAGACATCCGCTCGTCGCCAACAGACAGCGCCTGTGCGTCATTCGCCAAGCGCGTGAGCAGC